GTGCATCGAGGGGCGCAAGTGAACGACTAGTCAGACCTTGTAAGGCGTTGGTGAACGTCTTTGCCACGTACGACGGAGTGCTTTCTTGGATAGCGATTCCGTGGCAGACAAGACCTCTACGTTCCAGGGCCTTAACATCTGGTTGATGGTTATCGGCGTGGATCTTGATCTTGCAACCAGCGCGCAGATCCGTTGAGGTCCGTTTAGGCACTGAGGCAGGGGTAAAACTAGGTGGTTTCGCGAAGTGGAGGGTTCTGCCGGTCGGTCCAGGCATAAGGTTGCTTCTAAACGACTTCCACTGCTCAGCCTCGGCCGAGCGGTGAGAAACAACAGACTGGTAATGCGACCATCCGCACGCTGAGGCGCAGACAAAGGCAGGGACTGCTATAAAAGGATGTGCAATGGTTCCTAACACGGCCAATTTTCCCAATCCCAACAGGGTGTAATCCCATCCATAATAATGAAGGGGTACCAAGGTCGAGATTGCCACGGTGGTGGTGGCAGCAACCGCCTTCAAACCAAGAACATACGCGGGTTCAAAATCAAGAACGCGCGAATGGAGGTGGAAGAGGCGGCGGAACACTCGGAGAGGTGTCCCAAGAGCAACCGTTTCAAACTCAACGTGCAGAATGAGTGCACAGACCGTGGCATAAATGGCCGCTTTTGGGGCCATATCTGCTGGGTAATTGAGGTTGGGGAGGGCGTTCTTTGCTCGGGCCAGCAAAAGCTGGTATAAGGCGGGTGTACGGACCTGGCCAGTTGCGGCGAGGGCCAAGGAGCCAACCAACCCGCGGGGTAGCGGGATGAATTCACCATTGCCCATTTCAAGGCCGAAAAGGCCATAGAAAAAGACAGCTCCGGTGACCGGGACGTACGCCAATTCCGTAGTCGGGGACCGAAGTTCACGATTCAACGTGGTGGCAAAAGCCAAGGAGTGTCCAATCGGTGAGACGTCCTCATGAGCTGTGTCAGTGATGTCCAACACAGGTGGTGTGTTAACATTCACTGCATTGCCTGAGAGCAATTCAAAGTGGTAAACCAAGGTATCGCCAATCTTCTCGAGGACGTACCAATGAAGATGGTACGGCTTACCCTCGATCGTGACATTAATGAAATCACGAAACAGCCAGTGCATCGCACCATGTTCATAGACATGGTCGTCACCATCAGCTTGACAGCGG